TACTGATGCTCAACTACGGGCTACGGCTATTCCTGTTACAACAGATGGACTCACGGACACAGAATTACGTGCAACACCCGTTCCAGTTAGCGCTACGACGCTTCCTCTTCCAACCGGAGCATCAACGGAAACAACTCTAGCATCAACACTAACTCAATTGCAGTCATTGCTCACAGAATTACAACTCAAGGCAGACTTAACAGAAACACAACCTACTAGCAATGCTATTTTAGATGGTCTAGTAGAAGCTCGAACACAGACTCCCACAATAGCAAACGCCATAAATGTCCAAATCGGCCCAGGAGACCCAATAAGCAACGTTCCTGTTGTGATGGATTTCGGTCAGCACCAAGTCCATGAAGGTGAAGCGTTTTTTTCTCAATACGTTGCCGTTGGACTAGCGACAAGCGTCGTAAAGTTTCAACTTATAGTCGGAAGCTATGCGGATTCTGTTGCCGCACCACACCTACAATTTAGTCTTGATGTTTATGATGGGGCGGCACGAATAGACCTTTATGAAGGCGGAACGGCGATATCGGGTGGTACGCCGATGGTAAGACATAATCGTCACCGTTCCATTGCCGTTCCCGCTACTGCTATGACAATAAACAGCGGCGTGACGGCGACAGGAACACTGCTGTTAGAATCTGCGTTCGCTGGTGGTGGTCTGAGGGGTTCGGCAGGTGGCTCGTCAAATGATGAATGGATATTGAAAGCTAACACCACATACATAGCTTATCTTACAGGTCAAACCGCTAGTACGGATGCCATTCTACATTTTGAATGGTATGAAGATGCAGGGGTATAATAAAATAAAATTACTCGGAGGTGCGACATAAAATTCACAACGAAAGATTTACAGAATATCTTCTCTTACCATCCTGTCAAAGATGGTCAAGAGAAAAAATATCAAACCATCAGACTTGAAGCGTTGAATCTTGGAGTTCTTATAAATGAAAATTGTCCGGATTCTCCGGAGAAAACCATCGCTATAAGAAAATTACAGGAATGTGTAATGTTTGCAAATGCAAGCATAGCAATAAATGAATAACGGATAAAAATTCAGGGAGGAATCTTTGAAAAAGCCTAAAGCCGTAATGGACAACACCGATGATTCATCAGTGTATAATAAATCAAGAAAATATTATTTATCAAATACGGGAAGAATTAATTGTACATATTGCAAATATCACAGGGGTGAAAATTCTTCAAGAAAACCAAGGCGGAAAAAGGTAAGATATAAACATAATAGAATAAGAAATTGGGAGGAATAAGATGCCAAGAAGTAAGAGATTGAAAGCCAAGGGGGAAGATGTTTATTGTAGAAAATGTCAGCAGACTCTTCCGAAGGTCAACTTTTACTCAGCGCTCGATTCTTTTCTTGACACCAACGGGATGATGAGTGTTTGTAAAACGTGTTGTAATGAAACTTTTACAAACATTCTGAATGTCGAATTGGACATATCCAAAGCAATGTTTCAAACATGTAAGGCTTTGAATATGGCGTTCATACCAGAATCTCTGGATGCCGCAATAGCTCAACTTGAAGGAAAGAAAAAAGAAGGCGAAGAAATAAAGTTCGATAACATAGTCGGAACATATAAGGCAAAGCTGGCAAACTACGCTAGAATATATCCTGACGCTACAATGACTTTTGAATCTTATTCCGATGAAACAATATTTAATGAAGCTGACGCTGAAGCAATTCGTGAAAGCGAAGGTGCTGAATATATGGAATACCTCACGACATCGTGGGGTGGTGGGAAATCGATAGAAGACTACAGGTTCTTAGAGAGCTCGTTGAATGATTGGAAACAATCTCATAAATGCGATAACAACTCAGAACTTGTTTTGATGAGAGAAATTTGTCACATCCAACTCAAAGTTAGAAAAGATAGAGAGTTGGGGCTTGAAACAAAAGCGTCCGTGAAAGCTTTACAGGACATCATCAAAACAGCCAATCTATCTCCAGCACAGGCAAGTATGGCGAATGCCGCAAAAGGCAATGAAGCCTTTGGAAAATGGATTCAAGACATAGAACAAAAAGAACCTGCCGAATGGTGGAATGAAAACAGAGAACAATTTGATGATGTCGATGACATCGCTCAATATTTTACGGACTTTATAACTCGACCAATCAAGAATTTCTTGACGCGTTCAAGAGACTTTGTAATAAAATCAAACTCTGGAACATCCTTCGATATTGAATTGAAGGATGAAGAAGATTTGGAGTAATAATGTCAAACATTATTGGAAAATATATAACCAGAGAAAGAAGTCGAGCCAACAGTAAAAATCCAAACCTAAGACCCAAGTCTATGACTCGTGAAAAAGAACTGTCTGAAGAAAGAAAGAACCAATTAAAATCTTGGATAACATTCTACAGATTAAATGTTCATCGATTTGTTCAGCATTACTTTGGAGTAAAGCTTTTCCCTTATCAGATATTGTGGATTTGGGGAATGGGAGTAAAGGATTCATTTTTTACTGTGGCGGCTCGTAGTGCGGCTAAATCTTGGCTGATTGCTTTGTACGCAACGGCAAGATGTGTTTTGTATCCCAATAGCTCTGTTGTTATTGTATCTTCAACCATGGCTCAAGCGGCTATTATTATTGGAGAGAAAATACAGGGGCTATATAATGAATATCCAAACATACAAAGAGAAATCTCAAAGATAACTACCGGTCTAAATAAACACGAAGTTACATTCTATAATGGAAGTCACATTCGTGTTGTTGCGAGTAGAGAATCGGCGAGAGGCCGCAGGGCTACCTTCATTATTGTAGAAGAAAGTCGCCTGGTGGATAAAAGCGTTCTCGATGATATTATCAGACCTTTTGCATACGTCAGACCGGTTCCCTATAATAAGGATTTAAAATACTCTTACATACCGGCAGAAGAAGCAAAAGAAATGCATATAACTTCTGCTCATTACACAAGTGGCTGGTGGTATCGAGAAACCTTGATAGCAATCAAGAACATGCTGTTGGGTAAGAATGTGGGGTTTTTAGCTACGGATTATTTAATTGCAATACACCATAGAATAAAAACTCCTGCACAAATTGAAAAAGATAGAGAAGTAATGAATGAACTAAGCTTCCAGTTGGAATATTTAAATATTCCCATTGGAGAGTCTGGTGACGCATACTTCAGATTGAAGATGTTGCAGAAAAACAGAGTGTTAAAAAAAGCTTTCTATCCAGTCAAAAAAGAAGATTATGTGAAGAAGCATTCGTCTACGTTGCCGAAATTAGATAATGAAATAAGGGTTTTATCAATTGATATGGCAACCAGGGCTGGAAAGACAAACGACTTAACAATTATGACCTGTGGAAGATTAATCCCGACAAACAAAGGATACGAAAGAGAAATTGTTTACATGGAAAGCTATAGTGGTATGAATACACTACTACAAGCTTTGCGTATCAAACAACTATGGTATGACTTCGAAGCTGATTATCTTGTGTTGGATATCCTCAATGCCGGTGTAAGTTTATATGACATGCTTGGCGCAATCACAAAAGACGAAGAAAGAGGAATGGAATATCCAGCAATGACCGTTATGATTCATAAGTCATTGGAAGATAAATTATATAATGAGTTGTACGATAGAACAACGGGCGTAGACCCGCTACAAATAATCTATCCCATGGTTGGCTCGTCTCCATTAAATAGCAAGATTGCGGTTGAAATGAGAGATAAGCTTCAAAAGGGAATCATACAATTTCTTATTGATGAAAATGAAGCAGATGATTTCTTAACAAAAAGTATGAAGGGTTATCTGGACGCAGAGGACACCGTTGGAAAATCCATCGCATTGGCTCCATATGTTCAAACGAGCCTATTTGTAAACGAATCTATAAACCTATCAATGTCATTGGTGGGAGGAAACATAAAATTGTCTGAGCCGGAAGGTGGAAGAAAGGATAGGTATTCAAGCGTGAGCTACCTAAATTATTTTGCATCTTTATTGGACAATGATTTGTTGAAAGAAACCGAAACATCCGAGAATGAATTATTGGATGTCACCATGATAGTGTAAGAAAGGAGTTGGGAAAAATAAAAAATGGCA